CCATGACCGTCATCGTCACCCCCAAGCAGATGACCGTCGAGGAGATCGCAGCCCTCGACCACATCTTCATCGGCCCCACCTGGCAGCGAGACCTCATCACGAGTGGCTGGCTGCTCCCTGAGCGCACACTCGGGTGGGAGATCGCAGTCTGGGCCGCGAAGTGGCTCCGAGGCATGGACGGGAAGCCCTGGCGCTTCACCGCCGAGCAGCTCCGCTTCGTGCTGTGGTGGTACGCGGTCGACGCTGACGGTCGCTTCGTCTACCGAACCGGCGTCCTCCAGAGGATGAAGGGCTGGGGGAAGGACCCGCTGCTCGCCGTCATCTCGCTGGTCGAGCTGGTCGGCCCGAGCCGGCCCAACCTCACGCCGTTCGGCATGGAGTACCACGAGCTGCCCAACGTCGGCCTGATGCCGAAGGGCATCCCGCACCCCCAGGCGTGGGTCCAGATCACCGCGGTCTCGCAGACGCAGACCACCAACACCATGGCGATGTTCCCGATCCTCATGTCGGACGACTTCATCGCCCACTTCAACATCAAGCCGGGTGCGGAGCTGATCCGCGCCAACGGCGGCAAGCAGCGGCTCGAAGCCGTGACGAGCTCGTACCGAGCGATCGAGGGTAAGCGCACGACGTTCACCCTGCTCAACGAGACGCACCACTGGGTCACCGCGAACGACGGTCACAAGATGGCCGAGACCATCGACGGTAACGCCACGAAGATGAGCTCCCGCTACCTCGCCATCACCAACGCCTACCTCCCCGGTGAGGACAGCGTTGCTGAGCGGATGCGAGACGCCTGGCAGAAGATCCAAGACGGTCGCGCCATGGACATGCGGATGCTCTACGACTCCGTGGAGGCCCACCCGAGCACGCCCCTCACCCCCGAGGCCCTGGCCATCGTCATCCCGATCATCCGGGGTGACGCGATCTGGCTCAACGTGGACGACATCACCATGTCGGTCCTCAACACCCAGATCGCACCGTCTCGCTCCCGACGCATGTACCTCAACCAGATCGTCGCTGAGGAGGATGCGGTCTTCGGTCCCGAGGACTGGATTCCGCTGGAAGACCCCGACGCCGTGCTGCTGCCCGGTGACGCGATCACCCTCGGCTTCGACGGTGGCCGCACGGACGACGCCACGGCCCTCGTGGCTCTGCGGGTCAGCGACATGTGCGCCTTCCTGCTGATGATCGAGGAGAAGCCCGACAACTGGCCCACCCACAAGGATGCGCCGAAGTGGTCGGTCAACACCGAGCGCGTCGACAGCGCGGTCCACGAGGCCTTCAACCTCTACGACGTGAAGGGCTTCTACGGCGATGTCGCCCTCTGGGAGTCGTACCTCGACTCATGGGCCGAGCAGTACCGAGAGGTCGTGGTCGTCAAGGCCAGCGGCACTCATGCCTTCGCGTGGGACATGCGAGTGAGCCTCCAGCGTGTGACGCGAGCTCACGAGCGATTCGTCCAGGCGGTGCTCGACAAGGTGATCTCCCACAACGGCGACACCGACCTTCGCCGGCACGTCCTCAACGCCCGTCGCCGGGTGAACAACTGGGGTCTGTCGTTCGGCAAGGAGTCCCGCGAATCCCCTCGCAAGGTCGACGCCTACGCCGCCCTGATGCTCGCCCACGAGGCGATGCACGACTTCCGTACCAACTCCAAGCCCGAGAAGAAGCGCACGGGCAACTCCTACTTCCTCTGAGAAAGGTGGGTAACTGAGACATGGCGCGAGTTTCACCCGTCGCCCTCGCCTCCGAGCTACTGACCATCATCCACGAGGATGCTGACCGGCTGGAGCGCATCGACTTCTACCTGCACGGCCATCACGACGAGCCGTACATGCCCCGCACCGCTGACGCTGAGTACCAGATGCTCGCCAGGCGGGCGATCTCCAACTGGATGCCCCTGCTGGTCGGCACGCCGGCCCAGGCGCTCTACGTGGACGGCTTCCGAGCTGGCCGCAAGGAGACCGACGACCGCGGCACCCCCGAGTGGACGCACTGGCAGAACAGCCGCCTCGACGCACGTCAGGCTGCGGTCCACCGTGCCGCCCTCACCTACGGGCACTCCTTCACCGTCACCGAGTTCGACAAGCGCGGCAAGGTGATGACGAGGGGCCTCTCGCCCCTCCGCACCGCGGCGCTCTACGAGGACGCGGCCAACGACCACGACCCGTTCGCGGCGCTGACCATCGTGAGCTTCCCGAGCAAGGCCAGCAACGGCAACGGCATCAAGGGCCGAGCGAAGCTGTGGGACGGCACGCACTCCTACGAGGTGCGCTTCGACGCCCTCCATGGCGACCAGAAGGTCACCTGGGGCAAGAAGAAGTCCCACGGCTCCCCCGAGTGCCCGGTCACCCGCTTCGCCGCCACGGTCGACCTGGAGGGTCGCACCATCGGCGTTGTCGAGCCGATGATCCCGCTCCAGAACCGCATCAACCAGACGGTCTTCGACCTGCTCGTGGCTCAGACCTACGGCTCCTTCAAGGTCCGCTGGGCGACCGGCATGGCTCCCCCGACGCGAGTCGCGTGGGTCAACGCCGAGGGCACGGAGGTCGACGCTGACACCCCCGGTGCTCAGGAGTCGCGCAAGCCGATCCCGATGGATCACAACGCCCGCCGCTTCCTGTTCGCGGAGGACCACGAGGCCCGGTTCGGGTCGCTGGACGAGACGCCGCTCGACGGCTACATCAACTCCATCGACATGAGCATCCGCCACCTCGCGGCTGTCTCCCAGACCCCGCCCCACCACCTCCTCGGCCAGATCGCAAACCTGTCCGCTGAGGCCCTCCAGGCTGCCGAGACCTCGCTGTCTCGCAAGGTCGAGGAGTACCGCAAGGCGTTCGGCGAGAGCTGGGAGCGGGTCTTCCGCCTGGCCGGCGCGCTGGGTGGCGACAACGCCTCCTACGAGGATGCCAGCGGCGAGGTGCTGTGGCGCGACATGGAGCAGCGTTCGCTCGCTCAGTCTGCCGACGCGCTCGGCAAGCTGGCCGACCAGCTCGACATCCCCAAGCACGGTCTCTGGACCCGAGTGCCGGGTGTCACGCAGAACGAGATCGACTGGTGGAACGACCTGCGCGAGTCCGAGGACTACGAGCTCCAGATGGCCGAGGCCCTCTCGCGGGCGTCGAGCCTGCGGACGACCACTGAGTCCAAGCCCGTCACTGCGGAGGAGGCTGCCTGATGGCTACCTCTCCAGAGAGGCTGAAGGAGGCCGAGAACGCCTCGGTCCTGTTCCACGTCGCCATGGCCCAGATCGGTGCCCAGGCGGTCGGAGACGCCCTCGCCCTCTGGGACGACGTACCACCCCTGCCGACCAAAAGCGGTGCCCGAGCCATCGAGAGGTGGCTCGGCACTGCGGTTCGGTACGTGATGCAGCGTCGGCTCCGGGCGAGCGACCTCGCTCTGGCGTACTACCGCTACCAGCGAGCACTGACCACCGGCACAACCATCGCCATGCCGGGGATCGACAACCCGCCCTACATGACCCTCCCGGAACTGAAGCGCGAGTTCGAGTTCTTCCTCTCTCCGTCAGACGAGTCTGAGGAGTCCACAGACACGGCCCCTGTGCGCCGTGAAGTCCCTTCGTGGGCGCGGAGTACCCAGGCGGTCTCCCAGCCCCGCGTAGACGACGCTGTGGACGCTGACGACGACGATGACGACGAGGCGGAAGCCGACGAGCTCGACCGCATCCTCCTGGAGGAGATCGAGAACCTCGATCGAGAGCTGGCCGAGGCCGAGGCTCTGGTTGAGGAGGAGATCGAGCGTGCCCTCTCGGCCCTCGGTCCCGCCAACATGGACAGCAAGATGGCCGACATCCCGGATGACTCCGAGGATCTCGACGCCGAGCGCGAGACCGCGCACAAGGAAGCAGGAAACCGACAGGCAGCCACGGCAGCCCGAGAGGTGATGAACGGCGCTAGAGGCACCGTCTTCGCCATCGGGGAACGTGACCCCAAGGCCATCGGCTTCGTGCGTGCATCGCGCACCGGCACCCCCTGTGGCTTCTGCGCCATGTTGATCTCTCGGGGCTTCGTCCCCAAGTCCCCGTCGTCCAGCCTCTACCGCTCCTCGCAAGGGACCGGCGTGCAGGCAGACGGCTCCATCGTGACGTACGGCGATCTCGACCTGTACCACGACAACTGCCAGTGCTACGCGATCCCTGTCTTCGACACCGCGTCCCTGGCCGGCGACCAGTTCGCCATCAACCGCAAGTACGCCGACCTCTGGCCCATCGTGACCAAGGGCCTCGGCGGCAAGTCCGCCATGACTGCATGGCGGCGATTCATCAGACAAGAAGCCAAGTCGCAGAAGCCCCAGGTGGCAGCGGCATGACGGCGACTACCCAGGAGGTAAGCAGTGCCCGAGGAGAACGAGATCGAGACCCCCGCTGAGGAGCAGGTCACCACCGAGGAGAAGCCCGCTGAGGCTGGCTCCGAGGAGGGTGCCAAGCCCGAGGGCGAGGAGGAGAACCCCGACAACGGCGGCGACGAGCTGCCCGAGTGGGCGCGCACGAAGCTGACCAAGGCCAACGCCGAGGCAGCCAACTACCGCACGAAGCTCCGTGAGGCCGAGCAGAAGCTGGCCGACGCGAAGACGCCCGAGCAGGTCGAGGAGATCCTCAACCAGTTCAAGGCCGACCGCGAGGCCGACGAGCTGAAGCAGGCCGAGGAGGCACGCGCCCTTCTCATCGAGAACATCGCACTGCACTACAAGCTCCCCGAGAAGCTCGCCAAGCGCCTTCAGGGCGCGAACCGCGAGGAGCTCGAGGCCGACGCCAAGGAGCTCGCCAAGGACTACGCCGTCGAGGACGACGACGAGATCCGCCTCGAAGGCGGTCTGTCGCCTCGCAACCGCGATGCGGATGCAGGCCTCAGCCCCCGCGAGCTGGCACAGCGTCACGGCGGGCGCAAGCCCCGCTGACCCCCTGACACCCACCTACTAGGCCCTCGTACGACGCGGGGGCCTTCTTCATGCCCAAGGAGGGCTACTACACATGGCAAACCTCAACGAGCCGGTTCAGTCGAACAACGGCATCGAGCACGGCGTCGTCAAGCCGCAGAAGATCGCGGACACGGCTGTCGGGATGCTGGAGCAGGAGCTCCTGGTCCCCCGCCTGTTCCAGTCCGAGAGCATCGACAACTTCCGCGGTGCCGAGGACGACACCTACTCCGTCAAGGTCGAGGGCGTCCTGCCCTTCCACGAGTACGAGTGGCGCTCCGGTTCGGCCGGCAGCTCGACTCCGGGCGTGCGCAAGGCGATCACGTTCGACCTGTACCGCGAGCGGAAGATCCCCGTCACCTTCGGTGGCAACTTCTACCAGGGCGTCGAGATGACCGACGAGCAGGCCGAGATGGACATGGACCGCTGGGGCAAGCTCCTGCGCCCCCAGGTCAAGGCCGTCGCCCGCGGTCTCGGTCGCGCCGCCGTCAACACCCTCGTCGGCCAGGACTACAACGTCGTCATCGGTGACGCTGCGGCCAACCTCCGCGGTGCCCTCATCGAGGCGCGGCGCGTTCTGAACGCCTTCAACGTCCCGACCGAGGACCGCTACATCCTGCTCGGCACCGACTTCGAGTCGGTCCTGCTCGACAACGAGAAGCTGGTCGACGCCAGCCACGTCGGTGACGCCGAGGCGGTCTCCGTCCTCCGCGAGGCCACCCTCGGTCGGAAGTTCGGCTTCACGTTCGTTGTGGACCAGACGATCCCGTCCGACGCGGCCTACGCCTTCGCTGGCGGCGCGTTCATCTTCCTCAACGCCGCCCCCGCGGTGCCGGCCTCCAAGAAGGGCAACGGTGCCACGCAGTCGTTCGAGGGCGTCTCGATGCGCTGGATGACCGACTACGACACCGACCACCAGACCGACCGCAGCGTGGTCAACACCTACGCGGGCTTCCGCGAGGTCAAGGACGTGCTGCTCGGCTGGGACGACGCCACCAAGACCGAGGTCGTGTCCGAGGGCGAGCACTTCGTCCGCGGCATCAAGCTCGTGCTCGACGGCGCGTCGGAGTACCCGGCAGCCGGCACCGAGCTCGGCGACATCACCAAGGTCACCGGCCCCGGTAAGCACCTCACCGGCTCGGCCACCGGCACGGTCATCAACGACTGATCCACGTAGGTAAGTGAGAGGGGCTGTCTTCGGGCAGCCCCTCTCCTTCCACCGAAGGAGGCATCACATGGATGAATCACTTGCCTCGATCGAGGATCTCCAGGCTCGGCTCGACTGGGTGCTGGACGTGCAGGAGCTCAGCGTGGCCGCATCCGCGCTGGCAGACCTGAGCGATGACGCTCGCTTCTACGGATCGGCCACCTGGCTGGACGAGAACACCTGCCCACGGCAGGCCAAGAGCATCGTCCTGCGAGCCGCTGCTCGCTTCATGCGGAACCCCGACGCCTACACGCAGAGCCGTGCCGGCGACGAGACGCTGATGTGGGCCGACCAGGGCGAAGGCGCTGGCACTCCCCACTTCAACGAGAAGGAGGAGCAGATGCTCGCCCGCATCGCGGGTGGCAGCGGAAGCACCTTCCATTCTGTCGAGCTGGTCGCGTGGGGGCCTCGACGCGCAACCGGTCCCGGCTACGTGCCGGTCGACCCGACGCACTACGAGCAGAAGCCGAGGGACTTCCCCTTCTTTGCTGAGGAGTACATCTGATGCCCTCCATGCAGCGCAGGCGGGGCGAGGAGTGCCTCGTCTACCCGACTACCACCAGAGAAGACAACCGCGGCCACAAGGTCAAGGGCGTCGACCTGGACAACCCCATCCGGGTCCGCGCTGTCTTCATCCCGCAGCGGAGCGCCAAGGCAGAGGTGCCCGGACAGACGCAGATCAACGTCACCCGCATGATCGTCACCAACGAGCTCCCAGGCGTCGACCTCTGGTCGCGTGTGGAGGCTCAGGGGAAGGTCTGGGACGTTGTGACACCGCCGTCCTACAGGCACGGCAGCCGGCACACCCGGCACTGGTCCATCGACCTCCGAGAGAGGCCTTGATGGACTGGGAGAAGAAGCTCTCCCCTCAGAACTCCATCCGCAAGGGTCAGTACGGCAAGGGCTTCCTCGAACACGACATCGCCGCCCTACCAGGCGTGCAGGCGTACCTCGATGAGGCGCTGTTCGAGGCGCAGGTCCGAGCCGAGGAAGACCTGAAGGAGCACCAGGCTCACTGGCGCGAGGGCGACGAGATGGACGACGTGATGCTCGACGTGTTCGGCGGTCACTCCTACATCGACACCGCCAAGGGCGACATCGACCGCTTCCTGATCCTCAACGACGAGCGCGGCCAGATGGCTGCCGCTGCCATCGAGTACGGCCACGCGGCCTACACGGTGACCCGCGAGAAGAAGGACGGCACGACCGTCACCTACGAAGTCGGAGCCTCTGAGGGCACCTTCATCCTCCACCGAGCCGTCAACCTCCGGGCCAAGGGCGGCAAGCAGCGCATGAAGCGCGTGAAGGCCAAGACGAAGAACGGGAGGACCACGATCAAGTGAGCACCACACTCCCCGCCAGCATCCTGGCCAAGGTCGAGATGAGTCCTGTCGAGGATCTCCTGCTCGACCTCCTGCCCATGCAGCTCGAAGGCATCCGCGTCCAGACCCGCATCGAGGACGACCAGACCTTCCCCTTCGTGCTCGTCCGAGCCAACGGGAACTGGGGCAACTGGCAAGGCGACGAGAGGTTCCTCGACGCAGCCCAGATCAACGTCCACACGTTCTGTGACGGACTCAATGCCGAGGAGGACGCGGCCAACCTCGCTGAGGCTGTCCGGGTCACTCTCCGCGACTCCAAGAACATCGTCGTCCCCCGCCGAGGCCACATCGTCTCGGTCGAGATGACGAGCCGCCCCCGTCGGGTTTCTGACTGGGCAACCGCGACTGGCCCTGTCCAGTACGCGGACCTGCCGACTGGCGTCGACCGCTACGAAACGGTCTACCACGTCGTCATCAAGAAGCCGTCAGAGAAGCCCTTCGCTCTCTGACCGCACCAACCAACCGCTAGGCCCTCTGCCCGCTGGCAGGGGGCCTTTCGCATACCCGAAAGGAACCAGAGTTGATTAACAGCAACGCAACTCTCGTCGTGGGCGCTGGCAACTTCTTCACCGCTCCGGTGGACACGGCCATCCCGGCAGACCTCAGCGCCCCGGAGGTGGCCTGGGAGAACGTCGGCCACACCTCGCTGGAGGACATCTTCTCCGTCACCTCGGACGGTGGGGACGCGACGACCATCGGCACGCTCCAGAACAAGAGCCTGCGGACCTCCTACTCGGCTCGCACCGAGACCTTCGCCTTCACGCTCCAGCAGTTCGACGCTGCGGGCCTGAAGCTCTACTACGGCTCCAACGCCTCGGTCGGCGCTGGCGGCGAGATCCAGGTGCCTGCCACCCCGATCCCGACCACCAAGGCCTTCCTCGCGGTCTTCACGGACGGCGCGAACGAGTTCGCGTTCTACGCCCCGAAGGCCGAGATCCTCCGCAGCGACGACCTGTCCATCGCGGACACCGAGTCGCTCGCCGGCCTGCCCATCGGCGTCAAGCCGCTGGCCTCCGGGTCGAACCAGTGGACCTACGCGGTGACCCCGCTGGCGTCTGCCTGATCCACCCAGATCAACCCCTCCCCGAGTGACGCGGACTCCTCGGGGAGGGGGGTTCACCCCTGTCCGCAACGCCTCTCTAGCTCAGTCGGCAGAGCATCCGGTTGAAGCCCGGAGCGCGCAGGTTCGATCCCTGCGGGAGGCACGGCAACTACGCCATCCCAACTACCCAAGGAGTCCGCAAACTCATGGCTACCAAGTTCACCCTTGACGACATCCGCGCCGCCGCTGAGGCGAAGTACGGCAGCACCGACCTGGAGCTGGCCGATGGCACGGAGGTCATCCTGCTCAACCCGCTGCGCCTGCCGAAGGGCAAGCGCGACGAGCTCACGAAGATCGGGGAGCTGCTGGAGGCGGAAGACGCCGACCAGGCCGAGATCTTCGCCGACGCGCTGCGCCTCGCGGCCAAGTCCAAGAGCGCCGTCGAGAAGCTGATCGAGGAGGTCGACGGAGACCTCGCGGTCCTCGCGCAGATCTTCGAGGCCTACACCGGGTCCACGCAGTCGGGGGAAGCCTCGGCCTCGCAGGACTGATCGACAAGTACGGAGAGGGGCTGTACGCCGACCTCCTGTTCTACTACCAGTTCGACCTCATCGACTGGATTCAGAACGGGTTGGATCGGGGTACAGCCCCTTCTTTTGTCTTGGCCCTGGTGACGAGGCTTCCTGACACATCCATGACCGTCGCACTCGCGTCGGGCGGTCGTGAGCACTTCGGCTGGGGCCTTGACCGGCACATGGCAGCCGACTTCTACGACGCGCTCTCTACCAACACCCAGGCATCCGGCAACTGGGGCAAGGGTGGCCCCCCGAAGATGCAGCCCTATCCGCGGCCCGACTCCAAGGCGAAGACGCCCGAGGAGAAGGCCCCGGTCTCGGTCAAGGACATCTTCAACAAGTTCGCCGCTGGCAAGCACTAGGAGGTGATTCATGGCTGACGATGTGATCGGCTCAGTGAAGGTCCGCATCCGACCGGACACCTCCCGCTTCGCGGAGGAGACCGAGGATGGGGTCGACAAGGCCGTAGCGAAGGTCAACCGCAAGGCGAAGACCTCGAAGGATCTGAAGGTCCAGCTCCACTCGACGCTGGACACGAAGACGCTGGCTCAGGATGCGCGTGAGGCTCTGCGTGAGCTCAACGCGATGCTGAAGACCAACGACAACCTGAAGGTCCAGTTCCGTGCCGCGATCTCGCGGGTCGGGATGAAGAAGGAGGTCAACGAGGCTCACAAGGCTCTCCAGGCCTTCGCTGACGCCAAGAAGGCCGTCGACTTCAAGGCCACGCTGGACGAGAAGGAGATGAAGGAGGTCGTCAAGTCCGTCCGTGCGCTGGGTGACCAGATCGCAGACGAGCTCGAAGACGCCGGCTCTCTGAAGTTCCGCATTGACGAGGACTCGCTCCCCGAGGTCCGCAAGGGCATGGCCGTCGTGCAGAACGCACTGGACGACCTGAAGCGCGTGGACATCGAGGTCGGGCTGGACGAGGAATCCCTCAACGAGGAGCTCGCCCGTCTCCGAGAGATGGAGATGGACCTCCCGATGAAGCTGAAGGTGGACGAGTCGTCCGTCGCCAGCCTGAAGGGTGCCATCGCAGCCATCGACCGAGAGCTGTCCGCGCAGGCTGAGATCGAGATTGAGGTTGGTCTCGATGAGGCCAGCCTGCTCGCCACTCGTGCCGAGTACGCAGCCATGGTCGCCTCCATGGAGGCCGAGACCCTCGCCCTCGCAGCCGCGCAGAAGCGTGCGGCCAAGGAGGCAGCCGACGCCGCAAAGGCAGCGGCCAAGGCAGCCGAGGCGTCAGCCAAGAGCTTCCGCACCATGGCGTCGGGTGCCGGAACCGCGGTCTCCGCGGTCTCGGGGCTTCGGCTCATCGGCGGGATCTTCAAGCACTTCCGCGACTTCTTCAGCAATCTCGACCAGAAGGTCCCGATGCTAAGCCTCCTGGCCCTCGGCCTGGCTGGCATCGGTGGCATCGCCATCAAGGCCGCGGCCAGCATGTTCACGCTGGCACGCTCGCTGGCTCAGATCGGGCCTGGCGCTGTCGCGCTTCCGGGCATCTTCGGTGGTATCGCCATCGGCCTCGGCGCGACGGTCGCGGTGTTCCGTGACTTCAACAAGGTTCTCCCCGACGTTCAGGGTCGCCTCTCGGCCATCCAGGACTCGATGTCCGAGAAGTTCTGGGCGCAGGCCAAGGCCCCGATCTCGGACATGATCGACAAGCTCCTCCCGAAGTTCGCAACCGGCCTCGACGCCACGTCGACCGCGCTGGGCAAGTTCTTCGGCTCGCTCGCCAACGGCTTCTCCAAGGAGCTCGGCGGCAACGTCATCGCCGGCATGTTCCGTGACCTCAACGAGAGCATCGCCATCTTCACGGCGCAGGGCGGCAACATCGCCAAGATCGTCCGCATCCTCGGACAGGCCGGCGCAGGCCAGCTCCCCGCTCTCGCGGAGTGGGTCGGCACGCTGACCGAGCGGTTCGCCAACTTCCTCCAGAAGGCCCAGGAGACGGGCGCTATCGACTCGTGGATCTCCACGGCGATCACGCGCATCAAGTCGCTGGGCGAGGTGCTCGCCAACGCTGCGAGCGCACTCACCGGCATCGCTGAGGCGGCTGACGCTGCCACTCCGGGTGACGCACTCCAGAACCTCGCTGACGGTCTCGGTCGCCTTGCGGCTGTCACCAACGACGACGGCTGGCAGAGCAAGCTCACGGCGGTCCTCGTGTCCGTCGACCAGATGATGAACAACATCTCCTCCCGCTCCGGTGGGGCGTTCATGGCGTTCTGGGACAACTTCTCCAGCACCCTGACGACGATCCTCCCGAAGGCTGGCGAGGCCATCGGCACGCTGTTCGACGGCATCTACTCGATGCTCGGCAGTGCTCCCGTCCAGAGCGGCCTCGTGTCGCTGTTCGAGGGCATCGCCAAGGGCGCTGAGGCGCTCCGTCCCGCGTTCGACGTGCTGGCCCCGAAGATGGGTGCCACCCTGACGCTCGTCGGCGCACTCGCTGAGGCATTCGGTGGAACGCTCACCGCAGCCATCGAGGCCATGGCTCCCATCGCCACGTCGCTGATGGAGTCGCTCACTCCCATTGTGGAGCGCCTCGGGCCGGTCATTCAGCAGGTCTTCGAGGATCTCGCTCCGGTCTTCGCTGCCGTGGGTGAGCACATCGCCAAGATGAAGGACCCGGTGCTCTCGCTCATCGACTCCTTCCAGAACCTCTGGAACGTCGTCGGGCCACTGCTGGTCCCGGTGCTCTCACTGGTCGTGACCATCCTCGGTGGTGCCCTCCGTGGCGTCATCTCGGGTGTGGCTCTGGCTCTCGCTGGAATCACCCAGGTCATCACCGGCGTCGTGAACGTCTTCAAGGGCCTGTGGGATGTCATCGCCGGTCTGTTCACCGGAGACTTCTCCCGAATCGGAGACGGCTTCAAGAAGATCTTCAGCGGCCTGAAGGACATCGCTCTCGGTGCCCTGAAGACCGTGGCTGGCGTGATCTGGGCATGGCTCAACGGCACGCTCGTCGGCCTGTTCCGCGGCGGCATCGCCAAGGTGCTCACTGCCTGGCGGGGCGGCTGGACCGGTATCAGCAACCTCGCCAAGTCGGCGTGGAACGGCATCAAGTCCGCGGTCTCCGCTGGCTGGACCGCCGTGAAGAACTTCTTCACCAAGGGCATCAACGGCATCAAGTCCGTCTGGAGCTCGGGCTGGAACGGCATCAAGACCGCGGCCACGACTGCGTGGAACGCGATCAAGTCGGCTGTGACGGTCGGCATCACTGCCATCCGCGGGTTCATCACCAACGGCGTGAACACCATCAAGGCCTTCTGGTCTGGTGGCTGGAACGGCGTGAAGACCACGCTGTCGAACGCTTGGTCCTCGATGGTCTCCAAGGTCACCGAGATGGCCGGCAAGGTCGTCAACAAGGCCAAGGAGATCCCCGGTCTCGTCAAGGACGGACTGGGCAGCCTCGGCAGCACGCTGAAGGCGTCGGGTGTCGCTCTCATCCAGGGCTTCATCGACGGCATGGGCGAGATGCTCGGGAAGGCCAAGGACAAGGCGCGCTCCATCGTGAGCGCCGTCCGCGACTTCTTCCCGTTCTCCCCGGCGAAGAAGGGTCCGTTCTCAGGCAAGGGCTACACGATCCACTCTGGCAAGGCCCTCACCAAGGACTTCGCCAAGGGCATGGAGAAGGGTGGCGACTCGGCCAAGAAGGCGGGCGGCAAGTTCGTCCAGACCGTCTCGAACGCCACCAAGGCAGCCGAGAAGGCTGCGAAGGCTGCTGCTCGTGCGCGCTGGGCAAACCTCGGCGCGGACCTGATGAACGCTGTCGGCACCGGCCTGCGACAGAACCTGCCCCAGATCCGAAACCTGCTGACCCAGATCACGCAGGACATCCCCGAGGGCATCTCGGAAGCCGCAGCGGAGAACCTCCGCAAGATGGCTGCCGACATCAACCGCAAGGTCGATGACCTCGAAGACGTGATGGGCGAGATCGAGGACAAGCTCCA